CCCCGCGAGGGGGTCCCGGCGACAGTGCAACGCCGGAGTCTAATCAACTCCGTATGTTGCGGGAGCAATACCCGCAGGACCTAAAGGAGCTCTGGTGCCTATCTCACAACCGATCACATGACTCGTCGTCAACGAGTCTACAACCCGCTTCATCAGAATGCGGGTCGTGTGACCTCTCGATACTACGATATTCGTGGTGTTGAGTACCGTCGCGATGTAATCAATCGTAACGGGGTCGTGAAGATAGGGAGTCAGGTAACTGATTCGGAGGAGCATCCTGGTTGGAGAAAGCTTTTGGAAAAAGCTAATTCTCTTCAGGACATCGGTGGCGACTTCTGGAGTCAAAAGCGCTACGCCGTTGGTTATCCAACCAACATCAGCGTTACAGCGCCGAAGACTTTCATCGGTCAAGGCAATTCCCTGGTTAACACTTATCAGGGACCTGCTTGGTCCATCGATGCCCGGCTATATCCGTTTCCGCCGTCTTTCGCAAGTACGGCAGCCCAACTTGACACGTTGGGTGCAACGGCTGTGGCCAGGTGCAAACCTACAAGAAGTAAAGCGAACATCGGCTTAACCATCGCCGAACTGCTACGCGAGGGAATCCCCCAAGCAGCAGTTCAAACGTGGCAACGCCGGATGCCTCCTAAAGAGGCAGCCGCCGGGCACTACCTGGGTTACCAGTTCGGGCTATCGCCGCTTGGCCAAGAAATTGGCTCTTTCGCGGCGCAAGTAGCCCAAGCTGACCGCCTCCTTGCTCAGTACGAGCGGGATGCGGGCCAGGTTGTTCGACGTCGCTACAACTTCCCCACCAAAACTGAAGTGAGTACAAGCACGGCTTACGGGAGTGATTCCCCGTTCATGGGATCCCCTGAAGGGGGTACCTTGAATCCCGCGCTCTCATCGCTTCAGCACAGCGAACTAAAAGTCACTAGGACCATTCGCCAAAAGCGGTGGTTTTCTGGTGCCTTTACCTATTACCTCCCGCCCTGGTATGATGCCAGGAACGGAATGCATAGGCAGGCTCTCCTTGCCAAGGAAATCCTTGGACTCGATCTCGATGTAGAGACCGTTTGGAACCTGACGCCGTGGAGCTGGGCCATTGACTGGTTTAGTAACGCTGGAGATGTTATTTCCAACGTGAACGACCTGGTCGAAGATGGTCTGATCATGCGGTATGGGTACATGATGGAACACACTTTCGTCAGTGATACCTATACTCGAGCTTACCCCAACGTCTATCGTGACTTTGGGGGGTTCGATTCCGCCGTAACTCTGGTAACAGAGACCAAAATTCGGAGGAAAGCTAACCCATTTGGGTTCGGACTAACCTGGAACGGCCTTTCGGCCTTTCAGGCGTCCATCCTAGCTGCCTTGGGTATAACCCGAGGTAGTAAGCTAGGGCTGTAGTATCTGTCGTCAACCGTCAATGGGAGCCCACTTAGCTCCTAGGAGAGATGCCCATGTCATTCACCGATCCGTCGTCCGTCACCATCTCGGGCACGACGACCTCCCTCCCACGCACAAGCGTGGATGAGGACAGGTCGGAGTACACGAGCGCTGACGGTCTCATCCAGCTGGCCGCTTCCCACGATTACGGGAAGCGCGTCCGCCGGATGCTTCGGCTCGACGTCTCGAAGCTCACCGCCGATCCGTTCAAGCCCAGCGAGAACGTGAAGGTCGGAATGTCCGTTTACACGGTCTTCGACCTTCCGCCCGCTGGGTTCACGAACGCGGAGGCGCTGGCAGCCTTCGTGGGGTACAACACCCTCGCGACTGCCTCTTCGAACGCCGTCATCGCCAAGCTGCTGGGTGGCGAGTCCTAATCTGGACTCACCGCCTCGCTGGCAAAGCGAGAGGCCGACTCGACAACCTGCGGACTCAATACGAGTACCGACGGGCAGTCAGGTCAACCTCAGACGACGTGGCAAGTGCTCTTCCAGATTCCGATAATGGTGTCCACATCCGTGGACCCAAGTCGGGCTGGAAGAATCGTACCGGAGACCCTCACCGCAATCCTGCTGGTGAAGACTTCGGCCGTAGGCGCACCGACATGAAGTCGGATAACATCATCACCAAGAAGTTGGTGGTGGTGACCGTCATTCTAGTCGACGCGCTGTATCTTGCCGGCGATGCCCTGCTTTCTGGACAAGATATTTGTCCTTGAACAGGGAGTGAAATGTGCTGGGCCTACAAACCAACCAACAGAGGCTCGTCCTCAAAGGAGTAGATATGAGTTACCCCTCAGAGGCAATTAGCCTCCAGCAAGCGAACGCGGTGGTGTTCGAGCTCATGGAGCTCGGACTCACCGAGGAGTTCCAAAACATGTCGGACATGCAGAAAATGCGGTCCGTCATGGAGGTCCTCCATGCGTTCGGTGTGAGCGCTGCGACGGTCGTTAAGACGTCGGAGTACTCGACGGGGTCGACCTCCGTCCTGAGGTTCGTGCGGATGAACATCCACACGATCCACGAGGACATGGACGACCTCCTCGCTGACTGGTACGCCACGTACGAGGTGGTCGGCCGCGATAACATCGCGTCCTTCTTCCTCACGCAGGCGTCCCAGGGCTGCCAGTAGGTTCATGCCGTCAGGGCTAGGGAAGATCCGGTCTCGGGATAAACCCGGGGTAGATCTGAAAAGCCTGACGTCTCTCTGGTCCTGCATGGCCAATGAATTGGCCATGCGATGCTGCACTAGCGCCGCCCTCGACATAAAAACTGTCGAGGGTCGCGTCGAACACGAGGGGTTATCGTTTTTGGCGATAACCCTGGCGGGCTACGGTAAGGCCATTGAAAGGTGGCTAGACCGTGGCTTTGTCGACCCTTCGGACGCAACCGAGTTTCGATTCGGGAGTCGTCTTACTGGTCTCCCCCCATTCCTGGGAGGTTTCCTTGGTCGTGTGTTCGACACTGCTAGTGGTGTGCTACTGGAAGAACCCTGCATCGAAGCAATCTATGCTTTACGTCAGCTAACGCTGGCGTTCGGCAAGATCGCCCTCCCGGACGAGCCCAGTGATGGGCTCGTCTCCCTTAAAGGCAGCCGAAAGGTTGTCTCAAAGGAACGCGAGAGGCGAGCGATGCTGGATTACATCCAGTGTGAGAAGGAAGTCCGAGAAGCTAATGACCGGTTGTTCTCCCATGATTGGGATGAATTCAATCGGATCGCTAGCTTGCTTTACGACGATCTCTTCCTTAAGGTTGACAGCGATGTCGCCCTAGGGAAGCTCGTACCTAAGCACGGACCAGGCGCTGTCGCAGACCGCTTAACCAGCAATGGCAAGTGGAACCTGCGAACCTGGCCGTCTCGCCTCAGGCAGTACTTTCCGCCTGAGGAGTTCCTGATAGCAAACGAGAAGCCCGAAAGGGTAACTCAGCTGCGTAAGGAATTGACTCTCCTCGAACCTGATTCGGAGATTCCCGTTAGGGTGATCTCCGTTCCTAAAACGCTCAAAACGCCGCGGATTATCGCGATAGAACCGACTGCTATGCAATATGCACAGCAAGCGGTCTTCCGGTCGTTCCGTGAGTACCTGAAAGAGGATGGTATCCTCTCAAGGATGATCGGCATTGAGGACCAGGACCCTAACAGGTCAATGGCTCAAGTCGGTGCCCACAGTGGGGCACTGGCCACACTCGATTTGAGTGAAGCGTCCGATCGCGTTTCGATGCAGCATGTAGATAACCTGTTAAGCCGCCACTCCGCATTGCACGGGGCGGTAAAGGCCTGCAGGTCGTCGAAGGCTGCAGTACGAGGACATGGAGTAATCCGTTTGTCCAAGTACGCGTCTATGGGTTCGGCTCTCTGCTTCCCGATAGAAGCCATGGTCTTCTTGACCGTGATCTTCGTTGGGATTCAGAAGGAGCTTAGCACTCCGCTTTCCCGCGAGGTCCTCGAAAAGGACTTCGTTGGGCGGGTGCGTGTCTTCGGGGACGATATCATTGTCCCCGTCGATTATGTGCTGTCCGTTGTTCACGAACTCGAGAACTTCGGTTTTCGTGTAAACGTGCACAAGTCTTTCTGGACCGGAAGGTTCAGGGAGTCTTGTGGACGGGAGTTTTACGATGGTGAGGACGTTAGCATTGTCCGTATCCGTCGGGTACTCCCGCGACAGCGGCAGGACGCGACTGGCGTAATATCAGCCGTGTCTCTGCGCAACCAAGCCTACTGGGCTGGGTTGTGGCAGACCGCGCGTTGGCTGGATACCTACATCAAGAAACTCCTAAAGGAGTTTCCCAACGTGGGTCCAGATTCGCCGGTGCTTGGCAGGGAAAGTGCGCTTGGATACCAATTCGAGCGTTTAGACCCGAATACGCACGGCCCCCTAACCAAGGGCTATTTTGTGCGAGCCAAATCACCTATCGATAGCCTCGATGGTGAAGGCGCCTTGCTCAAGTGTCTCATAGGCAACCCTGACGAGCTAGCTCCTTCTACGGAGCTTGACTCGCTAAGAGCCCTATTCGACGTCGCAAGCGTTGATGATGAGCACTTGGAACGTTCTGGACGTCCCGAGCACGTCAGCATCAAGCTCGGGTGGAGGCCCCCGTACTAATGAGGGGCCGGGATCTACCTAGGTGGTGATCCGCGGGAGATGACAATGTCATCCTCCTCCACGAGGCCAGATGTCAATCTGACCGAGTGGTGTCGCAACCTGACGAACCCTCCCTCCTAACCATAAAAGGTAGGAGTTCGAGATAAGTC